TCACCTGGTCGGCCTTGTCCCAGCCGTAGCACCCCCTGTCGTTCCAGTCGCGGTGCGGCTCGTGCAGGTCGTAGTTCCCGCAGCGGGACCAGGGGAGGGGCATGAAGGGCCTACCTCTCGGCCGCTAGCCCGTTGTTGTGCCTCATGCACGCCTCCTCGGCCAGCTCCGGGGTAACGAACTGCCCGATCGGGTGATCGTCATGGTAATCCGGCGTGCCCATGTCGGCGTAAATGTTGCAGGGGTTCTGGTGCCCTGTGCGCCAGCGGCGGCCGGCCAGTGAGGCGGCGGCCTGGCGGTAGGAATCGTAAGCTTCGGTAACGCTGCTCATGACGGCAGGCTAGCGGTCGCGCAGCCTCTCGAAGGCCATGACGAGCAGGAGCACCCGGCAGTCGATGTCCCGGGTGTCGATGCTGTAGCCGTGCGGCACCCCGGCCCGGTCGAGCAGGTGGTGGGCGTTGCGGATCTCGGCGAACATCTCCCCGGCGTAGTGGGTGTCCGGGTCGGGCGGGGTCCAGTCATTGTTCACCAGGGGATGCGGCCTGAACGCCAGCTCCTCCAGGACCGACCAGTCCACCTCGCCCCGGCAGGGGAATAGGTCTTCGCTCACTCCCTGGTAAGACGGCACACCGCAGGCGGTTGTCCGGGAACGCCGTGCAGTCTCTCGCGTGCTCGATGACGTAGGGAGAGGTCTTCCCGTCCCCGCTGCTCACCTCGGTGTCGCACTCCCCGCAGGCAAGGGTGCCTGATTTGGTCCAGTAGAGGGTCTGCTGCACCGTTATGTCCTCTCCCGGTCCCGCCAGGAAGAAACATATACCCTCACGACGGGACGGGAAAGAGCAGGAACGGCTGGGTCACCTGGACGTAAGGGAGCCCGGCTAGTAGCGCTCCCTCAGGGTGACGTCCACGGCCCCGAGGCGGGCCAGGACCGCCCTGACCTCCTCCAGGGTCCGGGGGCGCAGCTCGGCCATGGCGGCGAAGAACTCGGGTACCTGGGCGCGGGCCGCCTCCAGGTCCTCAGGATCAGAATGACGGGAGAGGCGCAGCTCGCCCGTGCCGGGGTCCTCGATGAGGAACTCCCAGTGGCGGCCGCCGCCCAGGTGGCTGGCCATGACCGTGATGTCCGGCACCTGGTCCGGGTTGCTGGCGGTCACCGTCGGCCAGTACCTGGCCTCCGGCTCGAACGAGTAGGCGAAGACCGCGCCGGGCGGGAGGTTCATCGCTCACCCTCGGCGATCTGGTGCAGCGCGTGACGGACCTTGCTGATGGCGTCTAGCTCTTCTCCGGTGAACTTGCTGTGCCACTGCTCGTAATGCGCAAGCAGTGCGTCGGCCGTCACGCTGGCAGGATGACGGAGAGCGGAGACCAGCAGCTCCTCGCCGACTTCAGGGGCCATCAGGCCGTGACTGATGATGTCGTCGGCGGTGAACTCGACGGTCAGGTTTTCGCCCGGCCTTACCACCACCGGCATGATCGACCTGCGGGCGATGGCCCCGGTGTCCCGGTTGATAACGGCGACCCGGTGGATCGTCTTCTCCTTCTCCCCGGCCGGGTACGTGATCTCGAACTTGATCCTCCCGCTGGCGGCCGGAGCAGGTGCAGGGAGGTCGGGAACCTCCACGGAGGCGCGGTCGGTGGTGAACAGCCGGGCCGTCAGCCGGGGAGGCCTGATGTCGCTCATCAGAGAGACTCCGCCATCGTGAGGAGCATCGCCACGCCCTGGTGAGACCTTGGCTGCTCGATGCCCTTCGCGACGATCCGCGCGCCGATGGCGAGCTGCTCGGCGAGGGACATGGCCTGGTCGAGCGTCACCTGGTGCTCGGACAGGAACGACTCGGCGAACGGGTCGCTCTTCTCGTCTAGCTTTTCCGCCGCGAGGCGGAGTAGTTCTGCTGAAGTCATAGCAGTAATATTATCAAGAAAGCCCGTAATGCGGTATGGTTCTCCTATGGCATCTGACGAGGAGAACCAGACCAGCCCCGAGGCCCCGTACGGCTGGACGATCGACCCGGTGACGAAGCAGCTCCGGCCGAAGAAGCGGGCCGGCCGCAAGCGCACCGTGGCGGTCGCCAACGAGACCGACCCGGCCGCGCATCGGGAGGCTGCCAGGGCGAGGGTCCGGGCGAAGACGGATGCTTTCTACGAGCGCAACCCTGGGTACAGGGAGCGCTATGCCACTGAGTGGCGAGAGAACAACCGGGACAAGTACGCAGAGTACAACAGGAAGTCCCTGCTCAAGCTCAAGCGCCTGGTGATGGACGCCTACGGCGGTCACTGCTCCTGCTGTGGCGAAACTGAGCTGGTCTTCTTGACGATCGATCACGTGAACGACGACGGGGCCGAGCACAGGAGAGAGATCGCTGCTGAACGTGGCAGTAAGTGGCTCCAGGCCGGAGCCCCTACTTACCGATGGCTGAGGGATAACGGATTCCCTGAAGGATTCCAGGTCCTGTGTGCTAACTGTAACTGTGGGAAGCAATGGAATGGAGGCGTTTGTCCTCACACACAAATGGCTTCAGACCTTTTCTCGATGTAAATACAGAAAGCCCCGGCCGGTCGGCCGGGGCTTTCTTCAGTTCTCTGACCTGCTACGACTTGGTTATGCTGGCTAGCCCCCTTGGATTTAGGATGGACATCGCGATCATTTCATCGAATACCCATCCCTTCCAGAATGCCTCAACGTTGTGATTCTCCTCAACGTCGAGCGAATACAGAATGGGGAAAACTCCGAGGAAGTTCGGCTCCGGGGCGAGGAAGATCTTCGCCTGCGGGACGATGATCGAGCGCTGGATCTGGAACTCACCGAAGCTGGTGATCGTCTCACCTGCGACAACGCGGTCCTTGAAGGCCCAGCCGGTCTGGTTGATGTCCCACCTGAACATGTCCCTGTAGTCAAAGGGGTTGATCAGGATGCGGGCCGAGGGAAGCTCGTGCAGGTCGGTCATCGCCACGGCGGAGTAGAGGCTACCCGGAGTGAGGTACCCGCTCGCCTCGGTGATGTTGTGGTTGGGGGTGACCACGTGGTCCGGCCGGGTGGCGTAGTCGGTGATCGCCGCCTGGAGGAGCACCAGCAAGCGGGCATCCTCCTGCTTGAGGATGGCCTGCTTGGTCTCGTCCTGCGCCTGCTCGACCGCGTTGATCCGCAGGTAGAAGAGGTCCTCCTTGCGGATCGCGGGGCGCGAGGCGATGCGGAAGAACCGAACAGGGATTCGCTTGCCCTCGAACGGGGTGACCCGGACTTCACCCTCTGTTCCAGAAAGGATGTAGGCCTGGCCCAGGTCATCCCAGACGTCGTACTCCACAGGAGTACCGGGAGTCACAGGGTCCTCGACCAGGACATTCCGGACGATGCCCTGGTACCGGAGCTTGAGCTGGATGGGTCCGACCATCCCCACGCCCAGGCGGCGGAAGCCGTGCATCTCGTCGCTGAGGATCAGCGCCATCTTCCGCACCTTGGCTTCCCTCGTAAGGGAAACGCCGTTGGTGCGGGCGCGGCGCGCCTCGATCTGGGCAACGTAGTCGTCGCTCTTGCGCGATGCCACGCGGGGCCGCAGGCCGCCGCCGGGAGCCAGCGCCAGTTGCCCGCCGGCCGTAGTGGTCGCCAGCTCGCTCATGGTTATCCTTTCCTGCTTTCCGCGTGTCCGCGCTTAGTCCCTGACCGCCGTCAGCATGGCCGCGTCGTAAGCCGACAGGCCGCCGATGACGAGCTTGGTGGAGGAGCACACCTTCAGCAGCCGGGCCACCGGGGCGGAGATCGCGGTGCTCGACGACCAGGGGACGAGCATCCCCTGGTTCGACGTCTGAGTGGACACCCCGACGAAGGCCGCGCCCGAGCCGTCGGCCGGGTCGGTCCACGTCTGGGTGGCGTCGAAGGCGGGGGCGAGGACCTCGAACTCCGCGTCCGCGCTGAGCACCCACACCGCGAAGGCGTTGATGCCGGCGTAGAGCAGCTCGTCGATCCCGTCGCCGCCGACGTACAGCGCGCCCAGCCCGTAGATCGGCAGGTTGCCGGCCGCGCTGGTCGTAGTGCCCGCGTTGCCGGTGAAGGCGGAGCCGGTCATCGTCTTGCCGCCCATCTGGGTGCTGTTCGCGCCCGCCAGGGTCACCAGGTCGCCGCCCGTGCGGATGAAGCCCATGCCGGGCCAGATCGGCACCGCGCGGGTCCAGGCCGGGTCGAGGAAGCAGCTCTTGGGGGTGGCCTGCGTCCAGGAGTAAAGCGGACGGATCGTACGCTTCACATAGTCGTTGCTCAGGTACGTTCTGATCATCGGGCTTAACTCCGTGTCGGTTGGCCGGGCCGTGAGGCCCTCTGCTATTCCTTCTGGGGCTGCGGGCGTAAAAAGAGCCAAGCGGCACAAGGCTCCCGACTGACGTCGATGCCTGCGAGTGTCATGGTTTCCTCCTAGTAGGCCCAGACGGCGAGCGTCGGCGCGACGCTATAGGCACCCAGGTTGATCGTCTTGTTCGACGGGACGATGAACGGCCCGGACGACAGGGCGGTGGACACGCCGTCGATGCTCACCGTGACGCCCGTCCCGCCCGTCACGATCACGAAGCAGTCCCGCAGCACCTGGATGCCGTTCGCGTCCTTGATCACGGCGGCGGTCGACGCGGCAGGCACCGCCGGGCTGGCGATGTTGCCGGGGCCCCGCGTAAGGTCGGTGATCTTAACGTTGACCGCGCCCTTGATCTGCTGAAGCCCGTAAAACGGCGGTGATCCGGTCCAGCACTCACGGTGGAAGTTGAAGACGCCGTACCACTTGTTGAACTGGTCGTCTATCTCATTCAAGCCTGTTGCGGTCGACTCCTCGATGTTCACTGACAGGAAGTCGAAGTACATGGTTTGCGACACGTTGATCACGGATGCGTCGGTGAGGTCCACGCCCCCCACGACGCAGCTAGAGGTCGCCACGGTGAGGCTGTCGCACGAGCCGCTCTGGGCGAAGATTGAAGATTTAGTGGTGGTCCCCACGCCGACCACGCTGGAGTAAACGGTCCAGTTCTTCCCGCGCGTGTGCTCGCCCGGGACTATGCCGCAGATGACGCGGAAGAAGAAGAGGTCTTCTGCAATAGAGATGCCCGTGCATGCCGTCTGGGGCATGATAAGGCCGATTTGCTGCGGTCGTATGCCGGCGTTGTTGTTGAAGCTGGTGTCGCCGCCGTTGGGGACGTTCCGGATTCCCGAGACGTGGCATGTTTCCACGAGTCCCAGGTCCAGGTAACAGTTGGCCGGCCGGT